TCCTCACGGGCATATCGTAGAGATTGTTGCCTTCTCTCTTCCTCCTCTCGTGCTTTCTCTACAGCCGTAGATGTCTTGGATGAGCTAGATGAAGACTTCTTCCCCGAACGTGACTCTACGTCCTTTCGGATGGTCTCCTTCTCCTTTAGCTCGTTCTGTAGCTTCTTCCTGTACTCATCTGCATCCCATCCGTAGTTTCCCTTCTTTATCTCATCGTCTCTCTTCTGTGCAAGTTGCTTAGAGGAGAGTGCGTTGAATGCTTGTAGCTCCTTACGAGCCTTTTCCTCGTCCTTTGTGGCTTGCGCAATCTGCTCGGAGAATGACTTGAAGGTCTTTCCTCGGAGCTCTTGTTGCTTCGTGACACGTGCGAGCATGGCCTCCCACTCCTTCGATGTACGTTCACCGAAAAAGTCCGCACCGTCACCTAGAACAATGCGCCTTCCCTCTGAAACCTCTCTGCCCTTTTTGATAGCACTTTGTATCTGCGCCTTGTAGCGTTCCAGCTCCTTGTCGGTCGCCTTGGCAAGCTTATCGGGGTCTAGCAGGGAGTTATCGTGTAGGTTGCCGTACTCTCGCCTCTTTAACTTAAGAGCTTCAACTGCGTTGTCATATTGCTCTCTTCTGGAAATGACTAGAGAACTATATGGGTCACCACCATTGAGAGCAATCTTCTTTGCCTCTTCTAGTGCCTTCTCTGCTTTCTTTAGTTCACGTTCAGCATCTTCGTAGTCTCTTTTAGACCTTCCTACCTTCTCCTTACCATCCTCTTCGGCTATCTGCCTTTTGAGGTTGAGTATATCGGCCAGCTTCAGGCTCTCAATGTCGTACTGGGAGAATATGTTTGGGTAAAACTTACGTAGCTGTTCAAGTGCCTCTGTGCGCTCAGCCGTACTCTTTGCTTCGTCTTGGGCGACACGGAGCAACTCCTCCACTGTTGCCTTATGCTCTCGGTCTGCCTCATCGGCTCTCTTCTTCTCCTCGTTGAAGCGTTCCTGAGCCTTCTCAGCGGCCGTCGTAGAGTCGGAGAATGCCCACATAAGACCTATCACAGCCGTAAGGGCTACAGCGAGAGCCCCTAGGGGGTTAGCTGCAATAGCCGAAGTAAGCCCCTTGGTTGCTAGTGTAGCAGACTTGGTTGCTATGGTCTGTATTCCCTTAGCTATGGCATCTTGCCTTGCTGCAACAGCCCAGCTACGAGTAAGGGCTAGGTTCGTGATTACAGCCGCCCTATATATCCCATAGGTCACAATAAGGCCTGCGATAACCTTTCCGACCTTCTCGTAATTCTCGATGAGGAAGGATACCCCCTTTAGTCCTAGGTTCAAGATACCCTCCTGGGACTTGCCGATGTTGTTAAACATCATGTCGAGGTTATCTTGCAGGTTGGAGATCTGACCAGTGAGGCTTTTGCTCTGCTCCTGCATGAGGTTGTAGAACTTACCCCCCTTGTTGGTCATATTGTTGAAAGCTTGTTCGATCTCGGGGAAGCCAACCTTACCAGCGGTAACAAGCTTATTGATCTCGTCTACATTCTTGCCCATCACCTTAGCCAGCTCCTCATAGATCGGTATACCTCGGTTGGCAAACTGGCGGATGTCGATATTCGTAACACGGCCAGACGCCTTTAGCGTACCATAGAGGTAGACTATATCACCTAGAGGCTGGGAGAGCCCAGAGGCGACGTTACCCAAACGTACGATAGTGTCGTTCACTTGGTCGGCCGCAAAGCCATAGGCAAGCATTTGCTTTGCGCTGTTCGCTATTCCTTGTAGGTCAAAGGGGGTGGATGCGGCGGTCTGTGCAAGTTGGTCTATTAGCTCCCTAGCCTTAGCACCTGAACCAAGCATTGTCTGAAAGGAGATCTCCAGCTGTTGGAACTCTCCACGTATGCTATATAGCTTCTGCACAAACCCTTGGATACCATTCACTGCGAAGATGCCAGCCGCTAAACCTGCGGCACGCTGGAAAGCACCGCCCAACAAATCCACCTCCTCCCTAGCCTCCATTATCGGACGACTAAGGGAAGGGAATTTCATCGAGGTCTGCACATTCTTCTGAAGGCGGGCAAAAGCCTCCTCCAGCGTCTGTGTCCCCTTGAGGAACTCTGTGGTATCTAGTGTTACAGCGAACTTCTTCTGTGCCATATCGTGTTATTGGTGACCTCTTAATGCATCTATAAGCTGGTTAGAGCTCATCCCCGTAGGTTCTCTGTGTCCTCCCTCTGCATTACCATCTTTGCCCAATGATTTGTATGTAGGTATGGCACGAGTGTACAAAAGGAAGTTTATGTAGCTAAGTTCGTATAAGATGTAGTCGAATGATAGTCGGTAGTACTTGACGAATGCACCTATTCTAGCCCAGGGGCTGTCGTTTCGTTCACCACTTCCCTTGTCGGATTCGTTATCGAGGTCTGCTTCAGGGAAGTGGTAAGCATAAAAAGCCCTTGCACATTCGCTATCTCTAAGATGGAGTAGAGGGCTTCCGTGACCTGCTGTACGGACGCAGAGTGAATGATCTCCTGATAGAGGGCCTCACGCTCCTTGCTATTGCTTTTCTGTACGCCAGCAATGAACGTGGCAAGTATCCGAGCGTAGGTTTCTGCGTCTGTGCCAAGAGACATCAGATGATACAAGGATACATCGCCCATATCTCCATCAGAAAGGTTGGTGACGAGTGCAGACACCTCTATCCATGTTGCGAGAGTGGGGGCTGGAGCGTTATACTCTTTCAAGCCTAGAGTTACGGATACGCCCCCCGAAAGGAGCGCATCCGATACTAATTGCTCTGTACTCTTACCCTTCTTGCCGAAGAATGGAATACCCATAGCCTAGGCCTTCTTGCTGATGTAGAGCTTGGGAGCACCGACCTTGGTAGGGAGGACGGTCACAGTGATGTCTACACCATACCCTGCCCCTTCCTCGAACTTCACTTCCCCGCTAATCTTGGCACGTGGGATCTCGAGAACCTCTGCTCCCGAGACCTTGGTGTCAATCTTGAGGGCTATCTCCTTGGAGGTGGAGAAGCTCTTAACCTCCAGCTTGTCTGCGTTCTCTGTGACGTCAAAGATCTTCTCCATGACGCCCTTGTTGAAGTTCTTGACGTGGAAGCTGATGGTGAGCTTGCCCTCTCCCTGATGAGAGTCTACAAGCTCTCCATTCACGTCTTTCCACTCCTTCTTCTCCCCTGCTTCGGTACTCATAGAGAAGCTCCCCTGCTTGATGTACCCAAACACATTCAGCCCAGAGGCTGGCATCTTGGATATATCAGTAGCATTGCACTCTCCCACTAGGAAGCTAAGGCCGTCCCACGCAGTCTTACTCGTTTCTTGATAAGCCATAATCGTATATTTAAATTCTGTTATACCTGTACTTCACTCGGATATTCACCACGTTGAAGTCTCCATCGGCAAAAGTGGTCGGTGTCCCATCCGTCTCCAATAGGAAGTCTCCCGTCTTATGCGTTTCAAGTATGGAGAGCAGTTGCTCCTCTAACTCTTCACAACGAGCGACATCCTTCACCAAGTAAGGCATACCGAACTCGATATTGGGGACATAGACATTGACATTGACTATCCCAGACTGGGAGAACCCGTCCCACCCGTCACGACCAGAGAGGAACGAAACTATTACGTCTTCTCCTTTGCTGTCGAATGGACGTGTCCCATTTCGGTATATTCCACCTCTCACCTGTAGATTTCCGACCATAAGATGAAAGATGTACCCTTCTATGGCTAGTCCTGTCTTACGCATTTTCCATCCACCATGAGATCATCTCCTCAGCCAGCAGTTCGCCAGATGTAGTGACGTCGAAGCCTCTAGCCTCAACCTCTTGGGCATAGTCCATACCAGCAACGAGTATCAGCTTTATACCGCTCCCTCTCACTAGCTCATCGATAGCCCTACGGCCTTGACTTTGCCCAATACTCCCACCCTTTCCGACAGGAGCAAGCCCACCTGAGTAGACGATATTCCCATCAAGGCTTATCGCCCAGCCTATAGAGCTACTCAGAGCACCCGAGTCGTTCAAGAAGCTTTTGCGCCTCATTGCCTCCTCATAGCAACCCTGAGCAATGAACCTGAGATCCTCGAGAATACTACCGATAGTATCCTTCCGAAACCCATTCATAAAATCTGCGAACTCCATAAGGCTAGCCGACAAACACCTGAGTGAAATTAAGGATGGAGGCTGTATTCCAGCTCTGAACAACAAACTCCCCAATAACAGATCTATCCTCACGATAGAGTCGCACACGCTTAGCCACTATAACAATTGGCTGCATGTGCACCTCATACGCATATCTGGAATAGCCTCCATCCTTATGCTCTCCCCTCTTATCATCCATTGACGAACGGAGCATACAGGGTATAAGCTCACCCTCGCACACCTCTGACTTAATGGGTCTACCACTTGAGTCGAAAGACGCCTCAGACGAAGCGTGTAGCTCCTGTATGTATCCGTTGTAATAGATCATCTGAACCTCACCATTGGTCTCTCCGAGAGAATATCTTGGATGCCAAGCCTCCGACACTCCATTCGATAGTACTTCTCCACTGCCTCATGAGAGGAGCGAGAGATTGACACCCCAAGCTCGCTAACAGATGACGGCATAAGGAGGAACTCTGGGAGGCTCTCAATGAAGACCCTATGAGCTCTATCCCCCCCGTAGGTGTACACATCTTCGTGCATGTTCACCTTGCCAACGAGGAGAGTCTGAACATAGGCTTCACTGAGATTGACTCCCATAGCCCTGTACTTCTCAAGAATGTACTCGAGAATGGTCATACCTGCACCTCCTACTTAATAGCAGTTAGGTCGATAGCGACGATGCGCTTCGGAACGACGATCTCGGGAACCCAGTGGCACTCGTACTCGATGAAGCGACCTTCATTCGTACGCTCTGAGGCAATCATATGATCGCCTCGTAGCACAGTGTACGTCTTCCCTCCAACTCTGTCACTAAGCTCATAAGGAGACTTGTATCGGATGTTACCGATCTGTCCAGCTGGGAGGAATACGATCTTGTTGTCTGGGCAGAGGCTGTAGTCGTTCCCGTTGAGGTCTGTAACCATGTTCTTCACGACTCGGATCGTTGGGAGATCCAGTGCCTCGAGCATGGCATTTACCGCACTGAGGGGAACAGTAC